GGAGATAAATTAGCATCTCTATCTAAGAATAACATATTCTCTTCAATTGATCCTTGCTTGTCTAATTCTTTTAATAATAAATCAAACTCAGCAAGTTTATCAGCTGCAGGAGTAGAAGAATCAAATTGATTCGTTGCTACCATACCTCTGTTTGCAATTGCAGATAATAATCCTTCAGATCCAGCAGGAACATCAGCCACAGCATTTGCGTGTGATTTTTCTGCTTCAATCATAGTCATTTCTAAATAGTCTTCAAATCTTACTCTAGTGTCTCCTTCAGCTTTCATGTACCATAGGTAACCTGCTTGTCCAGCTTCTCCACTTACTTCAACCCACCCAATTTGAGCAGTATCAGAACCAGAAATTTCAAAGTGATCTTTGATAATCATTGGCTTGTTAGTGAAAGATTTGAAAGTTGGCTCTACAGATTCAGTCATGCTGTCAGTACCTTTGTTAAATTCAGAACCATAAACAAAGAATTTAATAACTTGGTTATCAGTGTCTGCAATACCAGATAAGTCATTAACATTTTCTGCACCGTAAGGTACAATTGTTAATCTATCAGTAAAAGATTCAACACCGACTTTAACAAAAGCTTTAAATACAACACCACCAACAACAGCTACAACCGTAGCTCCTTTTCTGATTGCATGAGCCTCCGTTGCGCCAGAGTCAATTCCTGTAATAGTGTCAACCAATCCATTAACTGGATTAATTTGACCATTATAAGCTAGGTGTAATCTACCCTGCTCAGACCAAATAACTTGATCAGAGGCCATAGGCATTTCAGCACCTACCATTCTCAAGAATGAAGAAACAGATCTGTTACCATATCTTTCAACTTCTTGAGCATACAGTTCAGGTAAATACTGTTGTGCCCAGTTTACACCACCTGTATGAAAATTCAAATAGTTGCTCTGTAGCGTCATTTTCTGTGCTGCAGGAGTAACTATACTGCCGGCCACCGGGCCAGCAAATGAAACATTATTGTTTGCCATTTTGTTTTAATTTTTAATAGTTTTTTAATTTTAGTTTAATTCCTGACAAATCATCTCCACTAATAACTCTTGCTTTCATTCCACCAACTTCAACCTCTTGGTGCGCTGACCGTGGGTTCATATTAATGTTTTTTGCAGTTTTAACAGATTCTTTAATAGCATCTGATTTTCCCTGCTCATAAAAGTGTTGAGCAATAGCGTCGGAATTCATCGCGGTAAATAAAGCTTTGTGATAACCAGAAGCATCAGCCATCTTATTTTCTTTATCCAAGAACTTCTTAGTAAAGTTATTGATGTCGCCCTGGGTTTTCTTAACCTCATTTACATTCTTCACATTAAACCTAAATCTCTTGTCTCCGACATTATATTCAAAACCTTTGAACTTATCGTTAAAAAGCGAATTGGTTTTATTGTTAAACACATCTCTTTGAGATTGTGTTATTTTTTGAGTAGCTTCGGTTTCTTCAGTATATCTATTGAAAAAATCCATAGCTTTTTTAGCTTCAGGCGTTAACCTTGAGCCACCTTTAATTTCTTTATAATAACTATCCTTTAATTGATTTAAATGATTTTTTGCTTGCGCAACTTCTTCTTTAAAAGATAATTCTTTTCTTTTAACCTCTTTTGGGTCGTCAATTTCTTTATCAAATGAAAATTTATCATCAATTAAAAACACAACTTCGTCAGCAGTTAAATGAGGTTTTGTTTGAGTATAATACTCATGGAGTAAATCCATTTGCTCAAACTTATCGTAATCCTTATTTAATGCCACGTAATCTTCAAGAGTACCACCTGTATCATTCATAAACTTAACTAGTTCTTGAATATTTTCAGGATAATCTACTTGTTCTTGTGTTTCAGCTTGCGATAATACTTCTTCTTGTTGCGGTGTGGCATCGGTAGCTTCATTCCATCCCACCACTCCTGTATCGTCAGTTGTATTTTCTTCATTTGTAATTTCTTCAAGTATTGTTTCTTCTTCAACCTCTTCTCCCTTTGTTTCCTCAGGTTTTTCCTCAACAACTTCTTCCACAACTTCTTCACTAGGCTTTTCCTGCACTGGTTCTTCTGTTGTTTCCTCTTGCTCTTGAGCTGGGGGTTGTGTTAAATCTACTTTGTACATGCCGGATTCTTCATCAAACCCAGAGTTTTTTTGTAATTCTTGTTCTTTTTCTTGTATAGACTTTTCTTCAGTCTCTACAGCTTTTGCTTTAATTTCTTCAGCCATAATAAAATATTATATGATTATACAATTTATATATTACTTAGGATCAAATGCACCTAAGTCAAAATCACCACTTAAAATATCATTACCTCCAGATTCAAAACTTTTTGGTGGTAAATTATTTTTACGTTGATTTATAAGCTCGCTTTGTTGGCTAGCTTGTATTTTTGTTCGTTCGTCTTTACGATCTTCTTTTTCTTTTACTTTTTCTTTTTCAACATTATTTTTAGCCCCATGTAACTGCATATTCATTTGGAACTCTAAATGCATTAATTCTTTTTTCAATACTGCTTCTGCTTGTAGTTTTTGCATATCAAGTTGGCCCTTAGCTTGTTCTAACTGTATCTTACTTTGGGTTAAAGCTTGTTGTTTTTGGACCTCTGCTTGCGCTGCTACTTGCTGTGCTTGGGCATTTGCCTGCGCCTGCGCTTGAATATTTGCTTGATTTTTTTGCATGTCTTCCTGCATTTTCTTTTTTCTCCTAAGCTTAAGCAATTGATTCGCCAATTTAACATTCTTTATCATTCTAATGTCAATAGCATCTTCAAGGTGTATGTTATTTTGCGCAATAGCAACTTGTATATTATTTTCTAGTAATTGCTTTTCTTCTTCATCTGGTTCTAATTCTAAAAATATACCAAAATCATGCAAATGTAACTCGGACATTTCCTCTAGTGTTGCAACATTGTGTGACCCTATTGCTTGAACAAAAGCTTTTGCAGTAGGTGAATACTCTAAAACATCTGATATTCTTAAAGATATTTTTTCAGCAGTCTCAGTTGTTAAAAATAATCCACTTTGCAATATATGCCTAGTTGCTGTATTACTATTTGCAGCAGCAAGTTTTTGTATACCAACTAAAGCATTTTTATCCGGCGAGCTAGCGTCTCTTGCTTCATTTAATCCCGTAGCATCCCTAATCATTTGCATATAATAATTATAAGTGCTAATTAAAGCGGCTAATTTACCAGTACCTGCTGAATTATTTATTTCTTGAATTGGTATCTTACCAGGGTTCATTTCGCCGTCAGATGTAAACGATCTACCTATTATACTACCTGTTTGAAAGAACATATTTAATGCCTCTTGAGGGTTATAATTACTACCATTACCTAAATCAACTTCAGCTAAACCATCGGCGTCAACATAAACACCATCAGGAACCATCCTTGAAAGTATTTGTTGTATTTTTAAATGGGTTAATTGAATCATATCCGCAAAACTTGTTATTCTGCCTACTAATGATTCTATTTTACCATTATATATTCTAGGGGCAACTATAGAGTAATTAAGCTTAACTTTATTTACATCGCTTTTTTCACGCAACATATTTTCGGCAATACCCCATTTTAAAAGTTTTTTAGCACCAGGTATATATACACCTTCATATAAAACCTCTACATTTTTTGCAATACGCTCAAATCTTAATCCCTTGGCGTTTGGAGGAGGATTAAATGCATCAGACTTTCTAATAATTTTTTCAGCACCAGTTGCAGTTTCTTTTACTTTATATACTTCATTCATATAAGTTTTATAATTAAAATATAAAACCTCTACTGAATTGTTGTCTGTTTTATTAGAACCACTTGTATACCTATTATATAAATTATAACTACCACCACCATTTTTTATTAATCCCTGTAAATCTTCATCCATTAAATTAGGGAACTCTTTTTTCAAGTCTACTAAAGTAACTTTTTTCATTTCCCCAATATAATATACATCTTCAAAATACGGAGATTCTGTGTGCGAATATACTAAATTAGCAGGGTCTACATATTCTATTTTAATTCCTTCTGAATTACTAAATGTATTTTTAACACACCCTATTCCCAAGACGGCTAAATCATAATAAAATCTTTTCTTAGTTAATTCATAATTGTTTAAATTAAAAATAGTAGTAATTGCTTGCTCTTCTGCTATTTCAACAGCTTGCTTGTAGTTTAATTGCATGTGGAGTTGTAACTCCTCATTGTTTTCAGGCATGTCTTGATTAGACATAGATTGTAAAGAAATACCAAAATTTTGTTGAATAAAG